CACAGGCCAATGCTCGCCAGTACCCGCATTAGCGGCCTCAATAGACAGCATGTACCTGTTGCCCGCATCCTGCGGGATCGTGCCCTTAGAAGTCTTGTACGGGCCACCCTTACCCTGCGTGTTCGTAGCTCCAGCAGCGCAGACGGTCACTTGACCGTCGCGTGCGAGATACAAGGCACCTATCGGCTTGGCCGAAGCGTTGTACAACATGTAGTTGATGTCGTTTTTCGGTGACGTGTTCGAAGCAGTGTGATGGACACCAATACCCCAAACTGCATCGTAACCGCCTGACGAACGTGAACGAGTCTGCCAACCTGGCTCCTCAACAACGTTCATTCCGCCTTCGCGCAGCCAGTCGGCCATATTCAACAACCAGACAGCGCCCATTATGCAGGCACTTTCAGCTTGTCGCCATAAATGGTTTTCAACGCCTCAAAAGGTTCCATGCTGGCGAACACAGCAGCAACCTCGTCCACACGATCCCAGTCAACAACAGGGTCGCCGTCAGCGAAATGTTCGTTGACGTCAGCGAAACGGCTAAAATCTTCTTTATTGCGGCCAAACAGGCGAGACAAAAATGCTTTCATACCTTTAAGCCTTTTTGTCCCCCTTATCGCTGCGGTCCACCGAATGTTCAATCCGCACCTTGATCCCCTTAAACGACAGAACGGCAGCCAGCAACGCTGCAGCCCCAGCCAAAATTTCGCCTTCAAACCCCACGATCATTCACCTTCCCGTGCCATCCGTCTCAGCTCGGCGTCGTAACGGGCAGGAGTGAGTTCCTTAATGGGCGCACCCAAGAAACTCGCCCACGCGCCAAGCTGGCTTTCTTTCTTCCACGACGGATCACTGCCAGCAGCACCTGTCACAAAACCGCCCGACAACGAATCAACTCGTGCGACAGGCGGAATCAACGCCGACATCGCATACAACCATTTGTTTTCGTCAGGATAAAATTCGTTGCCCGAATAAAACTTGCGGTTCGCTGTCAGTTCCGCAGCAACACGAGCCATCGGGTTGAAGTTCGCCAAAAACTTTGACGGGTTTGTGAACGACTCCACAGATTCTTCAAGACGAGTGAACGGCAAATCGGGGGCAGCGTAAATCGGGTTGTCAGACAAACCCAACGGCAACCCGTCACCCACCTTAAACGCACCCATGTCGTCCCACTGCTGAGGGACAACATCGCCGTCTTCACCCATGTTAAAGTTTTTGCGCAAATGGTTGTACCTGGCGTAAGCGCGCGGTTTCAAAAACTGTTGCTGGACCTGCAACGGAAGGTTGCGGGACATAAACGTCCAAAACGGAATCAGACGTTTCATCACCTCGTCAGCCGACGACAACTGTGAATAATCGAAATGAAGACGGGTGATACGAGCCAACGCTTCATCAACCAACGCTTCGTTCCACAAAGCCCCCGTTTTCCCAGAGCGTTTGAAAGTGTTTAAAGACACTGCCAAACGCATCGGGCCTTCAACCGCGAACGTGCCAGCAGACGCAGACGCCCGACTGAACGTGTTATCACCAGCCCGCGAAATCCCTCTCGCAGCCGCATCGCCAACCCGACCGTACTTTTCCAGACTGTCCCGCCAAGCACCAGTCTGCCCGATCCCAACCTCCGTGGCCGACACGTTACCGCGCATCCCTGAACCCCAAGCGGCCTCAAAAGCGCCCCGCACATAAGACGGCAGACCAGGATCATCAAACATGGCGTCACCCTCACGCGTCCAACGCCTCATCAGCTTCATCGCCTCAACATGGTCGGCGGCACCAACACCATCCGAAGCGTTCATGAACATGGCTGACATGCCGTTGCGGGCATGAAAGCCAGGAGACATTGTCGCATACGTTTTAAAGAAACGTGTGTACTCGTCGTACACCTCCCAAAACCAGCTTTTTTGCGACACCTCAGCGACCCGTTCGAACGAGCGGGCCAACTCTTTCTCCATCACAACTTCGTCGCCCCTGGCACGAATTTGTGTTGAAATCAGCTCAAACTCTTCGTCCACCATCTGTTTGATTTCGGGGCCAAGCTTGCCGCTCTTCGCATGCTTGTTGAACTGTTTTGTTGTCTTGTCGCTCCACGACGCGTCAACAACAGCGCCACGATTCTCAACAGCGCTCTGAGCGTCACCAACAACTTTCGACCGACGTGCGGCCTTCGCCTCAGCCAGTTTTCTTTGCGCCGCAGACGCCGACGCAGGATTAATCTTGTCCATGGCTAAAATGCTGTCGGCGGTCACAGGAGCGGTGCCCATGATTTCACGGAAATCTTTCACATACTCGGGGTGTGTGCGCTGCAACTTTTGTAACGCTGTGGCGACCCCAATGTCGTCAGCAGCGTCCGCGACCGCACGTTCCCAAATGAGAGCAAAATCGTCTTCCAACACTTTCACTGCCTTGCCAGACTTGCCGCCCAAAGCGCCACCAATCACATTGTTGATTTCCTCAATCGTCCCCTTTTCCAACCTGACTTTCTGTGGCGCACCACCATCGACAGGAGTGACAAAATAGTCGGTGTCCTTCTTAAAGTTGCGGGCATAAGCCTGCCCCTTCGACTGCGCCATATTGACCTTGAATTTTGCGCCGTCAGCCAAAGTGACCGCACCATCGTTCAAAGCCTTACGTCCCCCATGCGTCGTCACATGCTTCACATAGTTCGCAATCGTTTCCTGCCCCGTCGAACCCGCCTCATCAGCCAGCTCAGCGAGCTTCGCGAACTTAAGTTTTGCTTGCCCAGCCAGCGAACTGGGATCAAAATCCCCTCCCGCCTCAACCAGATGAGTTAACGCCTTTCGCCCATCGGCTTTCTGTGAACGCAAACTTTTCGCAAACTTTGCGTCGTGCATGACTTGATGCACCATGCCTGTGCCGAGACGGCGAGTGTTGATCGACGCCAAGTCGGCCAACGCGACTGACGCATCGCCCGCTGCACGGCCTTGCAGTACAGCGAGCGGTCGCACCATGTCTTTGTTGACACGCATTTTTGCGATGCCCGTACCAGCAGGCGACGACATGATTTTGGCTCGGGCGGCGCTCAGTCCCCGACCTGTTTTGTCGGCGAACGCGCCAGTGCCAGGGATTCTCACCGAGTTTGCATGGCTGAGGCCGAAACGGAGGCCGCGCTGCCCCATGTTGAGTTGGGCGCGCATTGCGTCGTCGGCGTGCGATACACCGTATTTGCCGACGGCTTCCATCCCTTCTTTCGTAAACTTCGGGGCAAGCCCTGCTTTGACCGCAGCCTTGTTTGCAGCATCCAACGTGTTCGCTGCAGCAACACGACCATTCAGACCAGCGAACTTGCCAGCGCCAGGAAGCAAATATGTTGTGGGGTCAAAACCGACGTCACCGAAAAACCCGATACCGCGGTTCACCCACTTGTTGTCAGTAACGTCACCGAGCAGTTTCCCAAACCCGTAATCAGGGTCGTTTAGTTTTGACCAGTTGCTTTGCTTGCCAAACTCGTTGAGTGTCCCATCTTCGTTCAACTGCGAATCAAAGTCGGACTTGTCGAAGACAAGCCCACCCAAACCTTCCGACAGTTCCTCAGCACCCAACAGCATCGCATTGCCCGCAAAATCAATGGCCTTCATCGCCCCCTGCAACGGCTTGCCAATCGTGTTCCCCAACGTCCACCGACCAGCATTTTTGATGTCGCTAAACAGATTGCCATCCCACATCGAAGAAGACTTCTGGGCAGGCGCTTCTCGGAAACCGTGCCGTTCAAAAAACCCTTCTATCAAAGGATGATTGCCCGCCACCCGTTCCTGTCGGCGCGCAACAGCCGCATTGTAGCTGGTGTTCGCCTGCTGTTTCCGCAACGCCCCTTCCAGATCGAACCGTGCGACACTACGGCGCGGCATCGGGTTCGCCAAAGACGGCTGGCTGTCCCTCGTAAAATCGGCCTGCGGGCCGTTACCCCACAAATCAAGCATCAGCGTCCAGATCGGGCCAGCAGCGCAGCGACAATCGGTGACATCCCTCCGCCACTAGCCTGCCTTGCCAGCCCCGAACGGTTTGCTTTCGATGCCGCTCCCTTAGCGTTCCAGGCAGCCACAATGTCCGCAGCGGCCCCGCCACCGCCACCGCCGCCGCTGTTGCGGCTGCCGCTGGACGTCGCCTGTTGCATCGCATACGTCAACGGCGTCAACCCTTGACGGTTCCGTTGCTGCAGTTCCCCGTTCGCCCTTGTCAGCTCCGCACCCTGCGCGAAATAGTCGGCGTTTCTGATTTCGAGCAGTTTTTCGAAAGCGGCACGACGCTCGTCAGCAGCCTCGTTGCCAGCAATACTCCAAGCAGTAGGCCGTCCACCATCTTTTTTGGCGTCATGGTTTGCTTGCGCTTGACGCCACAGGCCCGAACTAGACGGTACGGCCTTAACAGCCCGCCCCTTCGGCGCGCTGCCGTCCCCGCCAAACATCGACCAGTTCATCGGGTTAACACTGCCAAACAACTCGCCCCGCTGACCAATCATGCCAGCACCATCACCGTGATCGGGTGGCGGCGCATAAGTGCCGTCACCGCCGCTAAACATGCCAGCGATAGCAGGACCGACACTGCCAAGGAACTCACCCTCCTGCCCCCACGCGCCTGCCCCGCCGCCGTGGGGTTTCCGAAGCCCCCCAGTAGTCGCCTCAGGAGTCCCAGGAGCCTGCGAAGCCTTATAAGTTTCCCACGACTGCTCACGCAACCGCTTATCTAAAGCAGCCCGACGCGCCCTCTCCGCAGCCCGACTCGCCCTCTCCGCAGCATTACTTTCACGCATCTCAGCCTGAAACCCCCGAAACGCCTCACTGAACCTGTCACGGCCAGCCTGACGTTCACTGTAACCAGGAGACACATCGTCTATCGTCCACTCCTGATCAGGGGTCGGCAAACCACGCTCAGTGTAAAACTTTGCGGCAGGCGACTCTTCCGTTATCGGCTGACGGTAAATCCCGACACCAGGATTCGCCGCAGCATACTGCGCCGCATCAGGCGACAACTGGCCCGCAGCCTTGTCGTAATCCATTTTTTCTGAATACAGACGCTCAGCAAAACTGACCATTTTGCCGACATTGGCAACAGTCTTAGCCTCCTGGGCTTCGTCCAACTCTTTGTCACGACCACCCGCTTCGTTCGCCAGCTCAAGGGCGGACCTCTCTTCCTCAAGAAGCTGTCGCTCCAACGCCATCGGTGTCATTGGCGGCAAAAACGTCCCATCAGGCAGCACACTGCCCTCCAACATCAACGCAATGTGCCGCTCAGGACTCCCATCCGACATCATTACCTGATTAAACAAAGAACGCTGAGGCAACACCACCTCGTCATAGCCAGTAACAATCGGCTGGAACGCTGCAGGATCAAAAGAACCAGGACGCGACTGGGCAACAGGCCCAGTCAACATCTTCTCAAAATCCTTCAAATTTAAAAACGTTGAACGATCAACACTGCCAATATCTAAACCCTGGCTTTGCGCAAACCAATCACGAATAAACTCGTCGCCCGTAATATCGCCATTACCACTCATGACTCAACCCCTCAAAGAAATTCCGAAATATCAACAGTTTCACCAGCGCCAGCCAAAGCATTAATCAACGCCATAATGACCTGCTGCTCCTCAGCCGCAGTGGCCTTATCTTCCACGCGTTTCTTCTCCCGCAACCTTGCCGCCAAAGCACTACCAGAAGCCGCCAACTCCGAACGGGAAAAATCGCCGTGCTGCTTATTCGCCAACTTGTTGTAACCCTGCTCGCTCGCAGCCAACGCCGCCATCCGTGTACGGAAACGTTCATCCGAATCGTTACCCAACCCCGCGAGTGTGTTCGCCAACTCAACCTCGGCCTTGTACGAGCCAGATCCCGCACCATTAGCAGTCAACACCCGTTCATAGTCTGGGGACAGTAGTTGACTTTCGGTCAACGACATGTCCCCGTAAGGGTTACCCATTCCGTTAATGAAAGTGTCCAAACGTCCCTCAGCCGCAGTCGCTGACGCCTGGTCGGCGGTCACAGCACCGTCGATGTCGGCGAGTTCTTGGGTGATGTCTCGGGGGTCGAACCTGTCGGAGTTGAGTAACTGTTGGAGCATTGCGGCTTGAAGTTTGAGGACTTCTTTTTCTTCAACACTCAAACCGCCGCCGCCACCGCCACCAGCACCACCGCCGCCGCCACCGCCGCCGCCGCCGTTGTTGTTGTTGTTGTTGTTGTTGTTGTCGTCGTCTCCGACGCCATTCAAAGCGTCCTTGATCGCCTGAGTTTCCGCAATAATCGCAGGCATAGCGGCGGCAACATTGGCGCCGTTGCCACCGTTCTCGCCCTGCCCGTGATTAAACCCAGGCATGTCCGAAGCCGCAGGCCTCTGCGGCTTCGGCATCAACGGCAGCAAAGGGCCAACATCAGGGGCTTTCGCAGGCGGTGTGGGCACAACACCACCCGACGACGGAACAACCCCAGTCGGACCCGTCGGACGGACTGGAGTCGGCGGCTTCGGTGCCGCCGTGATACCACTAGGTGTGCGGTTCTGGGCGTCCCGAGCTTCCTTCGCCCTCGCTTCGCGCTCCAAGCGTGCTTTTCTTTCCAAATAGGTTTCGTTCTTCGGCTTCGACGGTGCCGCTGGCGGCGTGTAACGATGGTTACCTTGATTCATGCTTACCATAACAAATCCCTACTTGTAGATAGGCGCGTACGCCTTCAACATCAAAGCCTGCATTGCAATCTCGTTCTGTTTACGTTCCTCAATTGCCAACAAAGCCTGCTCGCGTTGACGATCAATGTTCGCAGACGCAAAATCAAACTCGCGTTGCTCCGTACCGAAATCGTCCGCCATACGCCCCATATAACGCGTATGATCCCCGACACGACGTTTCAACGCCGACTGAAACGCGCCCGAACGGACCCCGCCGCCAGTCAAACCGCGACTTGCAGCGTTCTGCATGAAACCAGACTGTTCGCGGCCAAAACCGCGTGTAGCGTCAGACCGTTGACGAGCGCCACGTTTCTGTGAGAGGAAACGTCCACGTTCGTTAGCAGCCTGCTTCGACAGGTGATCAGAATTCACCTGCCCTCGCGCTTTGGTGTACCGAGATTGATCTATAGCCATTACCTATTGTCCTTTTTGTCCCTTATTTGATGCTTTCGGAAGCATCAACACGGGCCACCAGCGCTGCGACCTTCGCAGTGAGTTCGTCGACAGTCTCAGAAAGTTTTTCTACAACGGTCAGGCTTTTATCGCATTCGCATTGCCAGTTGTTGGATACTTGAAGTTGACCAAACTCGTTCATGTGAATGTTCGGTCGTGCATCTGTCCAGTCGGAATCAAGAACAGTGGGGAACGACACGCCCTTGTCACCAAAGTTTGCGACTTCCTTACCATTCGCTGCAATACCAACAATTTTGGTGCTGTCAAAGCCGCCCGCAGGGACCGAATACATCCCGCTTTTAGGGTCGGACTGGAAGCTGTAGGCTGGGGCTGCTTTGGTGCCGTCAACGTTGTTGATCTTGACGCCTGTGCGGACGTAAGACTCGTAGCACAACAATTTCCAAACGCCCTTGAAAGTCATCCCGAGATATGCCGAGTTGTAGTACATTCCCGAAGTGGCCGAACTAGCGAACTGAAACCCTGGCGTGTCAGACGACCCGTTGTGGGCTTGGATCTGCCCGTCGACAGTTAGAGCGGCGTAAAGCTTCGTGTTCTGATCTTTATCAAACCTTGCCGCAATCTCTCCACCGCCGTAAATGTACGCATTTCCTGGGTACGAAGAATCACCGCCACCGTAGAACCTTGACCCTGACCCGCCACCAGCTTGATCACCGAAGGTCATGTATTCTCGCCCGCTGGATGCGCTGCTAACAATGGACGCACCAGCCCAGTTGCCGCCAAAGTGGACCGCTTTGCCCGCTCCCGTAGTGACCTGCCCGACAACCTCCAAGTTCCCGAAAACTTTCGTTTTAACGTCATCTACCGACAACCGTGCAGGCGGCGCGGCAGCAGAGCCAGTCGGAAAATTCCCTGCGGTGGACACCATAAAAGTCCCAGTAGGAGACAAAGCTATTTGTGCCGCCCCAACGTTACCAGCCCGCGCCAGTGAGGTCCACTTGTTGCTGGTGTTACGGTAGCCGTTAGCCGTCATCGCTACGTTGTAAGACCCCTGCGAGCCGCCAACCATGCCATATTTAGTAAAAACGGTGCCGCTGTCTTCGTTCCAAAAGTCAGCAGGGACAAGTCCAAGTTTGCCGTCGATTAGACCGTCAACCTGTAGGTCGGCGTCCATGACACGAACGTTGTCGGGGTAAACCAGCACCTTTGTTGCGCCATCACGCACCAGACCGAGGTAATCGGCGTGATAAAACATGCCTGTTGACTGCTGTGAATCGCCCGTGCTGAACGCCAAGCCTGGCGCAGCGCCAGACCCTTTATGAACCAAGGTCTGCCCGTTGACCGTCAGGTCGCCCGTTAACGTGCCGCCAGCCAACGGCAAATACCCGCCGCCAGCAACATCACCAAAAACAGCATTATCCAACTGCGCTTTCGTCACCGCACCCAACGGAACAGACGCAGCTTTACCCAACAACAACTCGGACCCAGAATCCATAGCAACAGAACCATCAGCATGAATCAATTCGCCATTAACAAACGACTCAATCTGCTTATAATTCTGTTGATGCTCACCCGCCTCAATCAACGTGCCATCAACAATATCATTTGGAACAGTCAACTTACCCACAATAAAATCCTTTACAAACTACGTCAAGCGACGGCTACGGTACTTAAACACAATAGAACTCAAACTCCAAGCAACCCCAAGCTGCCCCTCAATTTTCAACTGGGTTGCAGCCATCGTCCCCAAAGACGACCCCTTCTTCAACCCGCCGCCATACCCCAACGTCGACGAATAAATATGCCCGCCACCATAAACAGCACCCGACCCATAACGGGCACCAACACCCTTCGAATCGACAACAACCTCAAAATTGCGGACAATCGGATTCTCAAAATCGCGGCGGACACCAACCTTAAACCTGTAACCAACCGACGCGCCACCAGCAACAAACGTCGGACGCTTCCACCGCTTCGTCAAATCCGTATAACCCGCATCCACCCAACGAGTCGTAAACATCGTCTCAAACGGAACCAAAACCCCGTCAAACTGGTCCTTCGCCTCCTCCGTCGCCTCCACCCGCACAACACCAGGCTGTGAACGCAAACAACCAAACATGTCAATACTTGACTGCGAATAAGCGCCCTGCGCAAACGGACCCAAACCGCCAGCCCCATCCGCAGCCTCAAACATCGTCCAAGAACCACCCGAAATTTCGGGATCAAACACAAAAACGGCAGAAGCGTCATCCACCTTCGCATCCCAAGAAAACGGGACAGCCCACCACAAACGTTTACCCAACCAGCCCAACCACTGGTTATCGCCAGCAACCTTATTAAACCGCTCCGACGACACCAACGGCCGCAAAGAAACAGAAATTTCTTGCGGCCTCTGCGAATCAGTAATCGAATACACGCCATCAGAAAACGACATGAAATAACACGCCGACTCCGACCTCGCAATCAACTGACGATTACGCGCACCCTTCGTCCACGAAACATTAACCAACTGCTGCGACTCGCCATCATAACCATAAATCGCAAAAATGCTGGACGCCTTAAACACCAACAAATGATCAGCCATCGGCACAATGCCCGTAATCGGCCCGCCGCCAACCAAAATGTCAATATAGTCGTCCTCGCGCCACGCCCCAGGCTGGTTCGGATGCGACCAACGCACCCTGTGAGGATAAAACGCGCCATTCTTCTCAAACGTCGAAGCAACCCACACACGCCCACCGTGCGAAGCAACAAAATTGGCTCGCACCATAGACGACGTCGAAACAGGAGCCAAATAGTCAGGCGACCAGTTAGTAGCATCAGGTACAGCCGAAAAATCTTCGGCCTGAACAGACACCCCATCCCACGCCAACACGTCCTCGTCGCCACGGACAATGAACAACGTGTCGCCCCAAGAAGCATAATCGGCCACATGAACACCCGCCGAACAAACAGCATCAACACTGTTCGCTTTCAACGCAGCAAAATCGCCACTCATCGACCAGTACAGCTTTCCATCAGGCTCGTTCGCAATAATCAACGAATCCGCACCCGACGCACGCTCATGCAAAAAAGCTGTCCGAGGATTCCAGCCAGCCGCAGGCGACGCAGGCACCGCCCCACCCCAACGTTCCCAGCCGCGACGAGTACGAATACCGCCAGACGAAAACTCCACATTCAACATTGCAGGCGACTCCGTCGGACCCAGCGTAAACTGGGACCGATGCAAATTCAGGCCGCCCGAAAAATCGTCAAGCTTCAACTGACGTAAAGCATTAGCCATTACAGAAAGTCCGTAACCACACGACGACGGCCATAATGACCCACAACACCCCGACCCATCGTTATGCGGCCCTGATAACGGGCACGCATAATCGAAGTCATCGTCACAGCAGTCATCGCACGCCAAGTAGACAAATACATGCCCGACAACACATCATCTTCCTGGCCCGCATAAGCCCGAGAAATCGCGTAATGAATCAACGCCGAATGCAACCTTGAATCACAATCAGGAACACCAGCAGACAAGCCATACCAGTCCTCACGCAACATGCGCCAGCCACGGATTGTGAACGCCAAATCAGGTTTCGATCCAGGCCACAAATGTAGTCCCGTACCCCACATTGAATACATCGAAGGCGAACCCGCCGAAGACGGGTCGCCGCCGATGCTGTCAGCAAAATAGTTTTCCGCATCCTCATGCGAAACATGTTCCAACGCTTCACCCTCGCTGGACACCACGGAAGCAACTGCACCAATATCGTCAGGTAACGGTGCAGGGGAACCGTCCGACGTGGCGTTCACAACCCACGATGTTTCAAGCCACGGCCAGCGAAGCTCGTTGGCTGTGGTTTGTTGGAATGCTTCCAGCAAATATTGGTCTAGGAGCGCGTCTCCCAAATCTTCTTTGTCTAGGTCGAGTTGTGCGCGGACTGCTGTTCTGAGTTCTTCTACGTTCATTCGTTCTCGCTCCGCCCGCAGCCGACACACAACGGCGTTGCCGTGTTGCGACTGCTTTTTGTTGACCACGCCATGCAAGTGTTTGCTTTACCTGAGCAACGGTTTGTCCGCGGATTGTGGTAGGGCGCGGAAGAGTATGACTGGGAATGTTCCGAATGTTGAAGACCGAACGTCAGTTCAGCGTCGGGCCCGCCGTTAACTAGCTCTATTTCGAAGTCAAGTTTACTCATACGCTTATAGCCCCTTTTGTCCCCCCATGAACGCAAAAAGAGGGACGCCGCCGAAGCGACGCCCCCCCTTCCGTTTTTAATCGAACCTACAGGTCACGGCGTTGTTGCACCGAAACCAGTGAGTTTGAAGTTTTTGCGACGGTCGTTGACCGTCACGTTACCGACCGCTGTGATGACCGCGTAACGGGCATCAGTGAACGTTGCCGCACCCGACGTGGCGTGAGCCGAGTCGATTGGGCTGTCAGTGAACTTGGACTGCTTAAACCAGCGGTCCTTGTGGCCCACCAGAGTCAGCGTGTCAGCGTTGATGCCGATAACCGAACCTGCTTGAGCGGCCTTGTCCCAGTAGAACGGGACGCCCTTGAACAGAAGGTTAGTGAACCCGATGCTGCCAGTCTTGTCCTTCATTTGGAAACGCATGTTTGGCGTCAAGCCAAGCTCATACATTTCGAAGGTCGCCTGGTCACCGAGCAGTGCGGTAACAACATCGTTGCCGTCACTAGCCGAGTTGTACAAATTTGTAAGGATAGCCTGCAGGGTAGCGAAGTCAGCGGTTTCACCCGTTGCGTCGTGAACCTGTGACTTCCAAAGCGGCTCGTTGGCGGGATCAATCTCGCCGCAAACGGCAACATCGTCAATGATGTCATAGATTGAAGTCCAGCCGCCAGCCTGAACACCGAGAAGCTGGTCGTTGACAAGCTTCTGCAAGCTGGTTTCCGACTGCTTCACACGCGCCTTCAGGAGGTTAAGAATCGCTTCCTTACCATTGTTTTTCAGTTCTTCCATGCCTGAAATCGCGATGGAAGTAATGATCTGCTTCCAATCAAACTTTGCGACTTCAATGCCACCCTGCGGGGTGATGGGGAACTGTGCCCACTCGGCCAGGTTGCCAGTGTCGTCGTTGTCAGCAACCAGGAGGTGCTCAACGATTTGCTCGCCACCAGACAGCATGCGTGTGCGGTTCTTCTCCATGAGAAGCCACGACAGAACATGCTTGTTGAACACGTTGTCAACGAGCTGTCCACGGTAGTTGTCTAGTGTTACATTCAGATAGGACGCATGTGCGTCAGCGGCCGTAGCCATAATAAATCACACCTCTCAAAAGGTTAGAAGGGACTATCCGACGCCCAAGCAGCCTCCGCTGCCTCTTCGAACGTCGAATATTTGATTGGGGAAGAAGCGGTAGACCCTGCACCAATCCCATTCCCTGAAGAAATCACTTGTGCAGCCGCCTGAGCGCCAGCCTGACGGCTCGCAACCTCGGCAGCCTGCGCAGCCGTCGCCTGCTGTGCAGCCGACTGCTGAGCAAACACTTGCTCAAACTTCATGGTCTGGAACACTTGCTCCAACCCAGCAGCAGAATCGACTCCGCGACTAATCGCTTCCTCAAAAACTTCGCTGGCGTTAAATGCGTCTCCATACTTCGCTTGCAGACGGTCAACGGTCTCATCCAATTCGATACCTGCACGCCACTCCCTCAACTCCTGCAACTGCCGTTCCATGGGGTGTTGGTCATAACGCTCGTCGGACTCCGAGTACGCAGATGCCTCTGCGACCCCTTGTGCGGCGGCTTGGCCGTATCGGTTGTTAATGAGCTGCAACGCTTCGTTTCTTGTCGCGGGATTCTCCAACGCCTGCTGGAGAGCGCGAGCGCCCGAAACTTCTTGCATCCCCTGCGTGAACGCCTGTTGGCGCTGATATCCCGCAAGAGCCTCCTTGACAGAAACCTGCTGTTCTTCGCCATTGACGCTTACGGTCGCCATTTGGCTACCGTATTCGTCAACATTGAATGCAACAGGTTCTTCTACTGCGCCCTCAATCTCCGCTTGTCCATCTTCTACGGGTGCTTCGAAATCGGGTTGTTCGACGGCTGCCTCATCAATCGAAATTGATTCGCTGCCGTCCTGCGAGGCGGAAAAACCGCCAACGTTTTCATTTGACATTATGGTGAGAGTTCCTTTTCGTAGATTGTTCTCACCTATAAGTAAAGTTTGTCCCCCATTGAGGGGTTGGCGCTCACATCTGCAGCACGGGGGATGGTTCAATGTTGAGACGGTTGACGAGTTCTGCGGGGATGCCTGCGATGGGCGACCCGTCGTCCATTGGCATTCCGTCACCCATTGGCATCTCTCCCATGCTGTCCATGCCCATGTCCATTGGCATGTCCATTGGCATGTCCCCTGGCATTTGTACGCCAGGAGGTAGCTGGCCCTCAGGAGGCATTTGCCCCCCAGCGGGCGGCTGTTCGTCCGTCATGTACGACCCAGGATCTTTCACCCCAAAATCAAGCAAGATTTTGCGGGCCACCGCCCGAGGATCAACAACCTGCATGTCAATGAGTGGCATCATCGCATCAGAGAACTGCAACGCGCCCTGGCGGCGCGACGACTCGTTTTGAGGAGACGTCGAACCGCCCTCAACCTCAAAATCGAAACGGCCAGCAATCGTGTCCTTGTCGTAATCCAACCAGATTGGACTCGCATCAGAACCGACCACACGGATAACGTGATCGCCCGTCATGTACTGTTGCATCAACTGGATAAGACGCTCACCCACCTGAGCCAAAACGTCCTCAACGCGGGCCAGCTTGTCAGCCGAACGAGCATTCGACTGGTCTTGAATCATCGCCGCTTCAGTGGCAGTGCGACGAATAGCAGTCTGACTGAAATCCGAGACGCCCGTCACATCGTCAATGTCGCGGTCAATCACATCAGACATGTTGTAAGCGTCCGCGCTGATCGTGTGCGTCGGCATCAACTGGACCGCCTCGCTCAAACTGTACTGGGCGTTCACCTTCACAATCGCGCCATCCTCGTCAGACTCCAACGCCTCCCAGGCGTCAGAGTCCAAAGCGTCCTCCATCGCAAGATACTTGCGTTGGTTGCCGCGACGGTGCTGCATCTGCTCAGTACGAGTCTTATTTAGCTCGTGCTGCAAAGCCTCAATGGACTCCAGATCGCCCATCGGATAAAACTTGTCAGGAACATCATAATTGCGCATCATCACATACGGATGACCGAACGAATAAGGCATCTGGACAGGAGCGATCAAAAAACCGTCCTCGTAACCATCCAAAATAGTGCAAACAGTGTTTTCACGCAGATCGTAAAACTCCCACACCTCACAGAAACCCTTAGAGTTCCCGTTCGCCATCGGACTATCAGCACTGTTGTCATTCAACCAACGATCACCGACCGTCCCCTGAGCTTTCGTGCGATGCGAAGCAATATAACGGGAATCGACACGGACGTCAGCGACAGGACGACGCACCCTTTGCGCAATCCAACGGGCGTCACCCAGATGACGGGCGTCAGGGTCAACAAACATGTCAAAAACTGAGATGCGTTCAACAAACGCACGCTCAACATCATGATTGTATGTTTCATGCTCCACGTTCCCAGGAACATCAGGACGGTCATCGACACCGTCTTCCGTAGACGGATCTAACGGCTCGCTCGCTTCGGAAGGCGTTTTTACTTCCGCAGGTTTCACAAACTTGTAGCCGACTTTCAACCAGCCGTGACCGACAGTCAAATTGTCGTCAACAACCCGACGAAACTCGGTTTTGTAACGGTACGTCCGCCACAGATAGTTAAGAATTTCTTCAGTCAACAACGCCTGCGCAGCCTTATCGGGCTGCTGGGCTTGAACAATAAACTTGGGGTTACGGACAGCAACCGAAGGGGCGATCACATTCTTCGTTTTGAACGCACGGTTAACAACCATCTGGTCCGACGTAGAAGCCCCTGTGTAATGGATGCCTTCATAAAGGTTGATCATCCGTTCCCATTTTCCTTCGCGGTCGCCGTCCTGACGCCACTTTTTGGAACGGCTAATTTCGCCCTGGTAACGCTTAAGAACGTCTGCTCTGGATCGTCGCGCCATTTTCAGCCTGCCTTAAATCAATTCCGCGCGCTGCGGAACAAGTTCGATGTCGTTGCCTCGGGACCGTGCTTCCGCAATCATTCGGTCTTGGCCTTCCTTTACCGTCATTTTGTTAAACTGACCGCGCGTGTACGACCCACCGCCAACCCAATTAACCATCAAACCGTCAAGCTTGCATCGGTAGCAGAAAGCTCCCGATGAGTCCTCTTCCGTAAACTTTTTGCCGCACTCAATACAATCTTTCATCACTATTAAGCTTCTTTGTCCCCTGTCGGACAGTTTCAGGCCGCTAAGCGCCTGTTTATTCCGTTAACGATGTCGCTGATCTGCGCCTGGCTGCAGCCGAACTGGTCTGCCAGTTCGTACTGCGTCGGACCCGTCTTGGGTTGC